TCACAAAAGGATATCAAAACGCACAATTCTTTAACATTCAGTACAGTCCATTCTGGGAGATCCATGGGTCGCCAGCTGTAGAAAATTCCATCGTAGAAACAGGTATGGAGGGTATGATTAATGCAATGCGAATCAATGGTGAAGATTGGATTCGTTATAAGCATTTTCGTGATGTACAGCCTGGTAAAAAGTATACGATTTCCGCTCACTTCAGAGCGGCTATATTATCTGGAAAGAAAGTAACAGCTGAACCAACGATACGTGTGAAATTTGGAACATGGCAAGGCGACAAGCCAGTGGACAAACAAATATTTGAGAAAAAATTCTCAGCTCCTAAAATAGCAGATGGAAAGATTGTTAGATACACTGTTACATTCACGGTCCCATCGGATTACAGCATGAGTAACGGGTATATTTTCTTTGATATTTTTGGCTATGGACAAGTTGCATATGGACAATCTTGTATGGTTTCAGGTGTCCAATTAGTAGAAGGAGAGTTACCTTGTATATACAATTGGGATTTATCCTACGCACAAGCGGTTAGCGGAGAAACGCCTTTTAGCGGTTTTACGTTAGGTACTGTAGATAATGCATTTTTATTTGAGAATAACCGAAATAAAATACCATTTATAACAGCAGCAGGGGACGGTCATGCGTTAGAAATAAAAGGGGTATCACATGGTTTCGTATCTTTTACAGATCAAAATGGTCGATTCGGATACATTGGTCATGGTTCGCCGAATGACAATCGTTTTCGTATAAGTACAAGAAACAATGTGTCTTTTGATAAATATATTGAAGCACCTGGAATCAATATGGGAGGTGGCGCATTTCATGGCCCAGGGTCAATGTATTATGGCGAAGGATTTCAAGGGATTAATTGGTATATAAATGAAGGCGGCTGGAGAGTAGCTAGTATCTAATATAAGGAGTGACAACAATGGATATGGACATAAGACCATTTTTAGGAAGAATTATGAAAGTGAACCGGAATGAAGAAGGTTTATTTATTCCAATTCCAAAAGAAACATTGGATCGTTCAGGGATATTTAATAGTGATGAAGTAGAAGTAATCGGTCATATGGACGGGACAATTGCGATTCGTATTGCGACATTATGCGAGCTATGCGGACGAGGTTCAAGATTATATGAATTAAATATGGGACCAGTTAATAGAAAGATTTGTGCAGAGGATTACTTTAAGTTAACAGGGGTATCTCCTCAAAATTTAGAAAAACCAACAACTGAAAATACAACGCAAATAGAGCAGCCATAAGCTGTTTTTTATTTTGCACAAAATACGGCTTTTATAAGAAAAGAGGGACAAATAGATGTCTCTCTTTTTATTTTGAAATGAGGTGGACAAAGTGGAAGGATTACAAGAAGTAAGAAGTGATGTTCAAGAAATACGACAAGATATTAAGGATATACGCTTAGAAATTAAGAGCTTAGAAATGCGTACAACAGGTAACGAAAAAGACATTATTAATATTAATAAGCAATTAGATAAGATTAGCGCTAATACTACCTGGATTTTGCGACTTATTGTAGGTGGAATTATAGGCGCAGCACTCACTTTCTTAATGAAAGGAGGTGGTATGTAATGATTGAAATTACTGTAATGATTGGAATTGTAGTTGGTCTTTCACAGATTGGAAAAACAATTGGATTACAAACAAAATATGTTCCGTTACTAAATTTAACGCTTGGCATTGTGCTAGGCGTTTTATTTTTGGGCGGAGACATAAAAACAAATGTATTTCAAGGAGTCATCATTGGACTGTCAGCAAGTGGATTATTTGACCATACAAAAATTATGAAAAAGGATGTAGATGTAAAATGAAAAAGACGTTAAAAAATATTTTTTCTGTAGCATTTTCTGTTATTTTGTTTTTATCCATTACAAAAAATGCTTTTGCTGATAGAACGCTTATTATTCCTGATTTACCGAAACAACCATACCGTTATGGCGTGGGTGTATATGAGGGTGTTGTAGCTCATTCTACAGCCACTCCAGAAGCTCCAGCTATTAACATTCAAAAATATGAGTCTCGTACATGGAGAAATGCATTTGTTCACTATGCAGTTGATTGGGACGAAACAATCCAAATCGCTGATACAAAATACATTGCTTATGGAGGCGGTCCTGCTGCTAATAAACGATTTGTACATGTAGAGTTATGCGAAACAGCGGACTATACAAAATTCAAACGCAGCTATGATAAATATGTTAAGTTACTAGCTAAAATCTTACGTGACCGTGGGTTATCTGTAGAAAAAGGATTGTGGACACATAGCGATGTAACTCATCACCTTGGCGGTACAGATCATGAAGATCCAATTGATTACTTAAAGTCTCATGGCGTTTCAGAAGCTCAATTTAGAGTAGACGTACAACGAGCATACAATAATTCTAGCGTGGATGTTTCTGTTCCTGAGAAGCCATCTAAACCAGCAGAAGTACCGACAGCTGTAACAGACGGTATTGCCTATATTGAAGGTTACAACGTTAACTTACGTAAAGGACCAGGTACAACCTATTCTAAGATTCGTCAACTAAACAAACCAGAATCTTATGTTGTATGGGCTGAAAAGGATGGTTGGTTGAATCTTGGTGGAGATCAGTGGATTAAGAACGACCCATCTTATGTGAAGTTTAATAAGAAAAGCACAGTAGATTTTTCTATTGTTGGAAAGCGTGTTGTTTCAAAAGTTAACAATCTACGTTTCTATGATGCTCCATCTTGGCAGGATAAAGATGTTGCTGGCTCTGTAGATACAGGATTAGGATTTACGATTGATGCGAAAGTGAATGTTAATGGTTCACCGCAATATGAAGTACACAATAGCAAAGGTAAAACATACTATGTAACAGCAAATGAAGTCTATGTGTATGTGAAGTAAGAAAAAAGGACGACTTTTCCCTCCCAAGTAAAAGTCGTCCTTTTTTATGAGATTTTCTTGGTGCCACTTTTGGTATATGCTGTACTGTGAAAGATTATTACATTCTCATAATAGTTTTATAAAACTCCTCAGCATGATCTTCTCCAGAACCTAATAAATATAAATATTCATCAAAAAAATCAAGGAGAAGTGAAACCTGGTGTTTTCTTAATTTCATATGACTGATTACGTACATAGTACCTACAATAGCAAGTTCATCAGTATAAGTTTCCTTCTTGCTCATCCTCCATTTCTTCCACATTGTTAATGCATGTTCAATACATTGCTTATCAGCAAGATGTTCCCGCTTCCATGTCATAAGCATATACTCTCCTTATTCTTCCAACATCTCTTTATACGTGCTCTTATAAAAATCAAATATCCCCTGTTTATTTAACTCTTGAACGATATGTTTTATCACCGTAGTTGATACCGGCTGCGGAAAACCAGCCGCAATGGCTGATAGCTCTATCCTCTCGGAATAGTAACAAATATAAGCAAGATCATATTCTTTTAACTGTTGCATTCTATTTCCTTTCTCTGTATATTGGTTCATTAATTGTTTTATATCATGCTTTGGAACCTGATTGGCATTTGTTTTTTTCTGTTTTCAAGGGAAATGATTTGAGGTTAAATCAGAATTTATGTATGTAATGGGAGAAATGAAGCTTATATGAAGGAAAAAAAAGAGTTGCCTCCACTCAAGGAAACGTTTTTTTCCTTGAGTGGATTTGGTGGTGTTCTATGTTGGAAGAATCAATCTTTTTTCTGGTTCCTAGATATAAAGTACAAAATAAGTACAAAAACAAATAATGAAATACTAACAATGCCTGTTACCGATTCATTATTCACTGAGTAGTTTACAAGTGTAATAATAAGTAAACAAAATGCTCCTATTAATGGTAACTTCTCTTTAATAAATTTAAGCATAAAAACTCCTTTCTATATGTTTTTTTTGTAAATCCCGAAAATTGATGCAGTTTTTTGCGTTGAATACAATAAATCTTCTTAATGTATATATATATATCACAAGTGTGTTAGTTCTTATAGTCGCAAAATTACATTAGACTAAGGGAGTTGTTATTGTATTTTTGATAGATTCAGCATGTTATTCTTTTTTAAAGTGAAAAATGGATGTTTTTCTATTAGGCTCAATATTTTAATAGTTTTTAGGATCTGCACCAAAATCATATTGCAAAAGGAGGTATATGATGTTTAAAAATAAGTTTTTACCTGTATTGGTAGGGGCTATTTTGTTTACTTCATTAGTCCCAACTAGTTCTTTCGCACGCGAATCCAGTATTACAAAGGTAGAACAAAAAAATGAGAATGAAATGTTCGATCATTCCAAAATAATTTTACAAGCAATTGAAGAAATTCCTGATGATGTAGTGAACCAGGGACCACAACAAACTGCGGAATGGTTACAAACTAAAACAGGATATTATGTTACAGTAGATTCTCAAGAAAATCTGAATTTCACAAAAGGTGTTAAAACTAATACATCTAAAAGGGCGAGTTTTTCAGGTTGTCTTGGAGCTGTTGGAGTTGCGATCGTTAGTAATGGACTCCCGTTTTCAAAGATTTTAAAAGTTAAATCTGCACTTAAAGCACTTGGTGGAACTACCCAGGCGGTATCTAAAATTAAAAAATACTATGATTTGTATCGTTATAATGGATTTTCTAGAAGTGACTCAATCAGAAAAGCTTTGAATAGTGCTGGAGATGGGTTAGCTGCAAATACTAAATCTGCATTGCTAGATTTTTTTAATCTAAGCAATGTTATTGCAAATTGTTTTTAATATTAAAAAAGAATCTACCTTTATTTATTTTGGTAGATTCTTTTTGCTTTTTAAATCACACATAAAGTTGATTCTAAATTATGTAATTGTATATAAGTTCCCTTTATTAATAATTCTTTCAGTATAATATATGTGAAGTAATAAAAATGCAGGCTCTCATGAGATGGCTTTTTTACTATGGTATTTAAAATTATTTTTTAGACAATGCTTTTAGTATAGGATTTATTATTCTACTTATTAAACGAAATCCCCTAAATATAGAACTAACAACTTTCATAACGTTAGAATCTCTTTTTATTTTAAACACCTACTTTCGCAATTCTGCCTGTAGAATAAAGTTTTCTTTTATACTACCTTTATATGTATACCTTATTTTATTCTTTTGATAAACCTTTGTATGATCTTTACTAAATACTGTTTCGTCACTAAGACCAAGTTCTTGTTTAACTAAATTACGTTCTCCAAAACTCAATGAATCATCTATCGTTCCTATTAATAACAAGAAGGCGAATTTGAAATCTTTTTGCTCAGTAAAGAAAGCATTTGGTGTCATAGCTAGCGAAGCCTTTTTAATATGGTTTCCCTTATCGGTGTCTAAGAAAATAAAAATATTATTTGATAAACCGATTGAGGTTCTACCATCTTCTAATACTTCGGTTGAATTAATTTCCAACTTTGTTTTTTCTCTCATTTCTTTTAATGCTTTTTCTATTCTTTGTTTGTATTCATCTACTGTTAATTTAGTTTCTTTATCTTCTGCAATCGCAGGTTTAGTGCTATCCTTTTTATTGCCACTAACACCAGCAACAACAAAAATTATTAATAGTGCAGTAATAATCCAAACCCACAATTTTTTATAAAACGGTTTTTTCATATAATTTCCCTCCATGGTTTTATACCTAAATCATACCAATTTCATGCAATAACTGTAAATATTACATTTTTGGTGAATACTTACATAGGCCAATAAAAAGAAGAACGTTCACCTTTACTACAAGACGTTCTTCTTCTTTGATTATATTGATTTAATAATAAAGCTTAAGATGTTTTATCCGCTATACTTTTTCGTATTACTACATCTATTTCTACCTCTTGTGCGTCGTCGAGTGCATGAAATAATAAATCAAAGTAGGTAACTCCTCTAGGTGTAGCATAATATGTAGCTAAATTTATCACTTGTGGTGGAAGTGGTTGACTATCCCAAGGTGGGCGTTTTGTTAAATCTTCAATATCCCAAACTACTTCATCAGGTTTCTTTTTTTGTAATATGTTTTGAATCTCTTTTAAATTATCTCGAGCTTCTTTCACATCTTCCCAACTTAACTTGTCAAAATACAAATCCTTCATTAACAATGGATACTTAGTTCCCCAACCTTCAGGTTCTGCATGATAAGACATCGTTGAAAAAAAACTGTGTAATAAATCTGGATGACCAACTTCATAAAAAATACAATCTATTCCAAAACCTACTGTCATTTTTAATCCCTCTCTTTATATTATTGTTTTTTTATTTCTATTGTTACTTGATCATTTGTCTTATCAAGAATTTTTTTCTTTAATTCTAAAATCTCTGTGGCACTAATCTCTTGCCCTCTAATATCAACAATGATTGACTGTGTAGTTCCTTCAGGCAAGTTTTTTAATCTCGCTTCCACTTGTTTCCCTATAACATATGCCAATCTAGTTCTTTTGGCTGATGTAGACACATCGTAATTTTTTACTTCGATCGCATGTTTAATTGTATCAGAATACAAATCTGGAATAGAAGAACCTTTGGTTTTTTTCTCTAATTCTAGACCATCTTTAAAAATGACTTGTTCTCGATAATTGGGGTTATCTTTTAAGGCATCAAGTTCTGACTGTCTCCAAGATGGTCTAGCAAACATAAGATAACCGCTTAAATAATTACCCCAATTTCCTGATGATGGAAATGCGCTTGTTATTGCTTCACCAGTGAGACCAACACCAGTAAAAGCAGGTTGTAAACGTGGTGGAAAAGCTTCAATTACTTTGTACATGTTTACTCCTCTAGCCAGTTTAGAAGCCTTATCAAGACCTTTCCCACCAAGTAACCCTAGACCGACTGATGTTACTAAATAAGAACCCCAGCGGAATCCACTTTCGACATCGCCATGCCAAACGTCATTCATAAAAGAATCTGAGAAAGCGTTCCACATTGCAGGAAGAGTCTCATCATAATTGACAACAGCATCCCACATGTCTGGCCATGTTTCACCGTCACCTAACGCTTTAAATCCTTCCCAAGCATCTCCAACACCTTTTCCAGCACCATCATAAAGACCATCCCAAGCTTTCTCTAAATCCGATTTTGGTTTGCCACACATTGCACCTTCTTCAATTGAATTATCAGCCTGACGCTTCCTATCTTCTGTAATTGCTTGGATAGAAGTCACCCATTCCATATTCAACCCTTGTGTACTAAATGTACCACTTGCAGGACTAAAGCCTTTTCCACTTTGGACTTCTGCAAGACCTGTTGCAATACTAGCGGCTAATTGAATTGCTGTATTATAGTTATCGCTAGATGTTTGATTAAATTCATATAGGTGTTCTAACTTTTCTTGCAGTTTACGCCTCATGACAGCAAAAAGATTTACCATAGCGTCCATGCCCGAGATTGGCATAGCTTGATTGAGTGCTTCCGTACTTGCTATCATTCGATCAATTTCTCGAATTTGTTCTAATATTTCTTGTTCAATAACATCTGTTGAAGCTACCTGTGATTGAAATTGACTTGGAAAGGCATCGTTCTGACGGATTAATTCTTCACATAAGTAAATGATTCCTTGTGCCAAAGGGCGAAAAGTTTCTGCAAAAAACGCTTTTGCACTATCGTAAGTTTGCCCTTGTAGAACGGTATCACTTGTAAAAGCATCAATCGATTGAATAACTTGTTCCATACCTTGAATGGTAGCGGTACATACAGCATTCATACTTTGTGTTTGGTTATGTACTTCCCCTAAATACATGTTTAAACTCAAAAATCTCCCCCCTTTTTTAATAAGTAAATCATACCAATTTTACGTAATAACTGTAAATGTTGGTTTCTGATTCATTGACAAAACAGAACTATTGTTCTAAAATTTAATTGCGAACAAATGTTCTTTTTGGGGGTCATCTTATGAATTATTTACTTACATGCTCGTTTAATCAAAAAATACCAATTGAATTAATTTATTTAAACGGTTCAGGAGATTTCTCTCAAAGAACTGTTATTGTTAGAAAGATATATGAAAATCGTATATTGGTGTATTGCATGAAAAAACAACAAGTTAGAACGTTGAAATTAGCCAATATACTATCAGTTGATAAAGTAAGAAATAACTATCAATACGCTTAAAGCGTTTAATGAGGTGATATTACATGTCAACAGCAATTCCAAAACCACCAAAGAAAAAGGCTACTAAAAAAGAACCTAGACCATACATGGATGAATTCGAACAACAAGAGGCTGCTGAATTAATTCAATTGGCAGTACAAGATGATACAGAATTAGTATTTACTGTGTATCGAAAATATAAAGAACCAGATGTTATCCAAGGTAAAATAATCAAACTGGAACAACAACTTAATAGAATTGTAGTGAGTGATGGACCGAATGCAATACATAAAATTCAATTCATGGATATTTTGAAAATCGAAACGCCTAGTTAATTTAGCTAGGTGTTTTTTTATATGGCCATAAATTCTTTATCAAAGTAGAACTTGTCCATTAAGTTGTTTACAATCCCGTTGAAATAAGAGAATTTACCCTTGTTCATTTTTGTTCCGGACTTAATTTTCATAACAAACTCTTTAATAGCTTTTAAGCCAATAATAAGTTCCTGGTCTTTAGTAAATGCTTTATCACCTGTAGAGAAGTTTGTAACTTTATTGCACTGTCTTACGACCTTCCACATTTCTTGAATTGTTTTAGATTCACTGTAAAAAGAGCTAACTAAAGAAACAAAACGTTCTGGTACCCAATGAGCAACGAAATTAGCTTGTTCAATATTCTTTTCTGGAGTATTGCTATTCTCATTACTATTACGTTTGTTTATATCTTTTATATTTTGTTTTAAGGAAACAGGTTTTGTTTTAATGGTAGGACACTTTGTAGGACGTTCACCTTGTGTCTTGTTGGACACTTCTTCCACAATAGGTTGAATAATAATAGCGTTAGAAGTTTGAAGCATATCTTTTTTACGTTTCATTGCCACCTGTTTAATCATCTCTAGATCCACAAGCTTCTTCATTAAACGTTGTACAGTTTTATATGAAACTTCCATTTTTTCAGCTATTCTGTTTTTGCACAGGAAACTAACACCTACATATTTGCAGCTGTGGCGCTTTAAAATTTCAAGTAATGTAATGAGTTTAAATTTTACATCTGTACGCTTAATAGACATACAGATAGTGTCTTTGTATGCACGTACAGTTTTGTTTAGTTCTTCTAATTCTATGAATGGTGATAAGTTACGAAATGCTTCTTTACTTGCTATAACATCAATACGGTTTTTCATTATAACGGCTCCTTTGATGAACAAAAAAGCAACGTCACCAATTTGGCAAACGTTGCTTAGAAACCCTACATGATGTACAATATGTCATGAGAGTATAGCAAGTGTTTACCTGGCCTAATCAGGTGGACGGTATATACAGTGTTGGTAGCACTGTATATACACGCTGTGCTCTTTTGTCGTATTTATTATTTTTGCCCACATTTCGCCCACAAATTTTTCTTTTTCTAACGGTTTTTATCAATAAAGAAAAAATGCGAACGAAACGTAAAGCTTGCTGTTTAAACGTTTTAATCTTTTTATCGTTTATTATCTGGAACTAGATTAAAATCGTTCGTTCTATAAACCTAAGTTTGAAACTTATCGTGACAAGTGACTATAGCGTATTGATAAAGTTACTTGCCCACAATTTGCCCACGAGATTTTAAAAACTCGTCATATTGGTTTACGGCAGTTTCCTCTATGGATTTTGTTATGTGAAGATATACATTTGCAGTCATGTCTATAGAGGAATGCCCTAAACGTTCTGAAACATATTTAAGGTTTGCCCCACTTTGTAATAAGTGAACAGCATGTGTATGCCTAAATCCGTGTAAGGTAATGTATTTAAAATTTCCTTTCTTACAAGCTTGTTGTAAGAACTTTAGGGTTGATGGGTGTAGCATACAAGAATTATCTTCATGTGTAAATACAAAATTATACTCTTTATAATATTTACCGTTCTTCAAAGTGTTTTTATTTTGCTCTATTTTCATTTTTCTTAAATGAGATATGGTAGAAGAATCTAAAGAGATAGTTCGTTTACTGCTTCTATTTTTAGGTGGACCGAATAAGATTTTTTCATTTCTTTTGGTAGTGATTAATGTTTTGTTGATGAATAATTTTTGTTCTTCAAAATCAATATCTTCCCATTGAAGGGCTAAGCATTCACCAATGCGGAGACCTGTGCGAGATAGAAACATGAATAAAGAATAGTATTTAAAGCCTCTTTTCTCATTAAGGATGTAAGTTAAGAATTGATTTAGTTCATCTATATCGTAGCATTTTATATCATCATTTTTTGAGGAAACACGAGTTGTTCTTAATTTGATTTTTGTAGTTGGGTTTTTTTCTAAAATCCCAAGTTCGTTAACAGCTGTATCTAACGCATGGTGCATTGTGACATTAATTGTTTCTACCGTTTTTTTACTGTACTTTTCTAATAGGTTATTTATAAATTTTTGATATTTAATTCTTGTTAGATCTTTTAACTTTAATTCTCCAAACACAGGTAAGATGTGAAGTCTAATGTTTTTTTCGTAGACCATGTAAGTTCTTGGAGCTACATTTCCTTTTTTGAAGACATTTAACCATTCGTAAAGATATTCATTAAAAGTTATTTTACCGTCCTGTATATTGCTCCCATTTACTAATTTTTCTTCTATTTTAGCAGCAGCTAATTGAGCTTCTTTTTTTGTTTTAAAGCCACCTTTGGAGGTTTCTTTGTATTTCCCCATTTCTTTATACCTGATCCGATATTCCCATTTATCATTACGTTTTCTAAAACTAGCCATTTTAATCACTCCATTCTATATATAATGAGAATGTTTGTTCTGTTTTTGTGTAAAAATATATAATAGATTTCAAATAAATCTATCCATTTGTTTGGGGATTCCATAATGCTGTAATAATTCTTGCTTTGTTTGTATGTAGTAATCATGATGACTTCCATCGATAAGAAATCTCGTTGCAAAATAGTTTGCTTCAGCTTCTATACGAATTTCAGAACAAAGAGACACCTTGGATAATTTAGGTGTATTTTCATCTGGATGAAATAAAGCATGACCTAATTCATGAAAACAAGTGAAGATTTGATTTTGATATGAAAGTCGTTCGTTAATATGTATAAAAGGGATACGGGACACTTTGTGGTAGTATCCGTAAATATCCCCCAAGGCTTCTGTGATAACGACTATACCTTTTGCTTCAGCGATAAGGAAAGGATCTCTGGTGTTATATCGTCTAAGTAGTTCGTCTATTTTTAAATTGATTTGTTGTTTTGAAACCAACTAGATCCACTCCAATCACTCTTCGTTTCTGTATTTTTTTGGTGTAAATTTCTTTTTAGCCATTTGTTTTCCTAATCTAAGAGAGTTTTCTAATGAGACAATTAATAATTGTTTGGTTTCCTCTGACATAGGTTCAGAGTCTTTAGAAAAAGCAAGAGCATCAGCTTTACTCATATCTTCTATTAACTCTTCTAACTTTTTTTGTATATCTTTTTCATCTTTCTCTGTAAGTTCCCAGTATTCTTTGCTAGTTCTACCTAATAGATAATCAACACTTACATCAAAATAATCTGCTACCAGCTGTAGCTTATCAACAGCAGGTTTTTGTGTTTTCCACTTATATAGAGAATTTTCCCCCATGTTTAGTTGTTTTGCTAAATCAGATAACGATATTCCATTCTTATCCGCAAGACTTTTAATTATGTTGAATGTAGACATTTGAGCCACCCTTAATAAAGCTAAGAACATTTTTATCTGAATGGATAGAAAAATGTTGACTTTTATCCGTTCGGATATTAAACTATGTTCATAAGCTAATTATTTAGCCGCAAAACCATTACAAATTAAACCTATATAGCACGTCCCTCAACGTTTAAAAGGTAATTTAATTTGGTTTATTTAGCTATGCTTTAATTTTATCTAATTGGATAGAAATAGTCAATAGAAAGCTAAAAAATTAGCTAAATGTATAGGAGGAGGTGTGGATATGGATAAAAGGTTTGGTAAGAAAGTGAAAATGTGGCTATTTGTTAATGGTATGAAGCAAGGAGAATTAGCAAAAATGCTTAACGTTTCTGGTCCATATCTCTCTGATATTTTACACGGTAAAAGAGAAGGTAAAAAAGTGAAAGAAAAAATAAATCGAATATTGGAAAGTGAGGAGATCTAGTAATGACGGCAACAGTGCAAGTCATTATCGATGATAACTACTTGCAAAAAGAAGTTTCTCGTCAAGTTAATGAACGTTTAGCAGATATGGGGATTGGTACTTGGTGGGATATGAAAAGACTTCAATATGAAACAAGTAGAAGTTATGACTGGTTAATGGAATATGTTGTTTGTGATCCTAGAGTACAAATCTTTGCTAAACAAAAAAATAATCGTTGGTTATTTAAAGCAAAGGAAATGAGAGAATTTCTTAATAAATATTTTGATGAATTGTAAGGAGGGAAACTTAATGAAAAATGGGAAAAGACCAACCAAAAAAGAAAAGATTCACATAAAATCATACAATTTAGATCCTAATAATTGGTTAATCTTTAAAAAAGTAAGTGATGAATTACATTTGGTACATCGTAATATCAACAAAACTAAGGTTATTCCCAATTTTTAGGGGAGGAAAGTAACATGAGTCAATTAACTGTAGTAAACGAACAAGCATTAGTATTTGAAAACAACGGAAAAGTAGTAACAGATAGTTTAATGATTGCTGAAATGTTTGAAAAGACACATGACAATGTGTTGAAAGATATTAGAAAACAAATCGAATATGCGGGACCTGAATTTTCACTCGTAAATTTTTACGAGTCAAACTACAAAAATGAGCGAGGACGAAAATATCTTAAGTATAACTTAACAGAAGAAGCTTTCACGTTGGTTGCAATGAGTTACAACACAAAAGAAGCTGTTCAAATGAAAATTAAGTTTATTGAAGAGTTCAAACGAATGAAACAACACATACAAAATCAACAAAACATACCTACAGATCCAATGGGAGTTTTAAAGCTAACATTTCAAGCTTTAGAAGGACATAATCAGGAAATTCAGGAGATTAAGTCTGAGGTAAAGGATTTACGAGAAAACGCTCCTTTATATGCGATTGAATGTGATGAAATATCAAAAGCTGTAAGGAAGTTAGGGGTTCTTCTACTAGGTGGTAAAGATTCTAATGCTTATCAAGATGTTAGCCTTAGAAAAAAAGTGTATAGCGATATTTATAGTCAATTACATAGAGAGTTCGGGATTAGTAGTTATAAAGCTATTAAACGTCATCATTTAGATAGAGCGATTCAAATCATTAATGAAGAATATTCACTTCCAACCATTTTAGAAGAAGAAATTACAGCTACAAATGCACAAATAAATATGGCGGAAGTTCAGTAGGAGGAGCAAACATGCAACAAAAGATTTTAGTGATTACTAGTAATTTCGCAGGTTTTCCAGGTATCAGTGAATTTCACTCAAAAGATGCTGCAAAAGAAGAAGTTAAAAAATTGATTCAAAAAGGTGTAAGTCCCAAATCAATTCGTGTAACGCAAGAAATCCCTATGAATATTGATATTCAAGTAGATGTTGAATTTTAAGAAGGAAGGCTTAGGTGAGAAAAATAATGGAAGTCATGATTGATTTAAATACATTTGCCGATGGAGCACTTGCTGAAAGATTTCATCAAGAGTTTGAGCGTGTAATGGAAAATATGGCGGATTTAAATACTGATCCTAAAAAAGCAAGAAAGATTGTTTTAACACTTTCGTTTGCTGGGGATAAAAAGCGTGATGTATGGAATTGTCAGGTTCAAGCCACTTCGAAACTAGCACCAACAGAAGCGGTAGAGTCTAAGATTCTATTAGATATGGACCAAAACGGAAATTTAGTTGGTCAAGAGTTAGCTTCCGGGATCCAGGGACAGTTTTATATGGATCTACAGGGTGATGTGAAAACAGATGTTGGACAACCTGTAGAAGAAGTAGAAGAAAAAGAACAAAATCAGGCTGCTGAGAAGCAAACAGTAGTAATCGATTATATGAAAAGTAAATCTAATTAAGAAAAGGGGAAATAAAAATGACTATGACAAGAGAAGCAATTGAAAAAGTATTAGAGATTGGAACGATTGAAACACATAAAATTGGGGAACAAACTTATTCAACACAACGATTACATCTTGTGCAAGAACCAACACCAGCAGAGATTATTGTTCGTAGTTTATCTGGTTTAGTAGGTTACGTGAAATCAGAATTTGACACAACTGAACCTGTAATGATTCATATTGTAAATCCAACAACGGTAAGTTGCTTTACTGCGGTTAATGGAGATAAGGCTAGAGGTACTTATATCGAAGCACAAGCATCTATTCCACGTTTTAATTTTGGAAGTTTTTATGACAGAGAAGAATTTAATATTGCATTGCAATCAGGTTTTGTACAAAACAATCATCGCGACATCGTTTTACAGGTAGTTGGTACCGTTGTAGAAGAAGATGTAAAGGAAATTGGAGATGACGGTGTATCACAAGCTGTAACGGTGAAAACAGGCGTTGCTAGTAGAGGGAATGCGAAAGTACCTAATCCAGTGCAATTAAGCCCATATCGAACGTTTGTTGAAGTAGAACAACCAGAAAGTAAGTTTGTGTTTAGAATGCGTGAAGGTGCTCGTTGTGGTTTGTTTGAAGCAGACGGTGGGGCTTGGAAATTAGAAGCAATGAATAACATTAAAGAGTACCTAAATAAAGCATTATCACAAGAAGTGGAATCTAAAAAGGTGTTTATTTTAGCCTAATGGACATTATAACGGTAGAAAGTACAACGAATGTCTGTATCTTTGGATTAGGGATAACGGTACTTGCGTATGGAGTTTATAAAGGCGGTACTTTCATTGAACGAAAGTTTGATGAAAGTGATCGTTTAGAAAGGGAGCGTTTAAACAATGGGAACCGAAAACAGAGTGCTTCCAGAACATTTGATGATGGCATCAGAATTAGAAAAAGAGCGTAAGGAATGTATACAGAACCGACAACTTTTATATAAACAAATGGAGCAAGCCAATAGAAACGGCGACAGAATTGCTTATGTTGAACTTCACGATTTATATCAAAAGCAAAATAGCAGAGATTTAGAAATATCAAAGGAGTTATCAGCTATGTACTTCAAGAAAATAAAAAATGATTCTTCTAAAGAAAGAAAACAGGTTTTACAAGTAGCAGATCGTTTGGAAGAAGTGGGAGGAAGAAAAGAAGTTGTCGATAGTATTCGACGGAATTCATAAAAAAGAACCCGCTGCAACGGGTCCTTTAAGAAAAACATTTCATGTTAATTATAACACCGATTAAAGAATTTGTGAGGTAGGTATTATGGGGATTATAAGAGTAGAAAAAAACAGAAATTATTCTGTCATAAATAATACCGGTTTAAGAGATGAAAGGCTGTCGTGGAAAGCTAAAGGAATTTTAGCCTATATACTCACACTTCCGGATGATTGGGTGTTTTATAGGGAAGAATTAGCTACACATGCAAAAAATGGAATAGATAGTTTAAAAAGCGGTATGAAAGAATTGAAAGAATATGGATATGTGAAACGTAATCCTATTAGAAATGATAAAAATAAAATTGTTAGTTGGGAAACTGTAATACATGAAGTTCCACAACAAGAGGAGCCACTGGCGGATTTTCCACCAGTGGAAATCCCTCCGGTGGGAAATCCTCCGGTGGAAAATCCACTGCTACTAAATACTAATATACTAAGTACTAATAAATTAAATACTAATATACAAAATACTAATTATTATCATGATAATAAAGAATCGAAATCACATGTATTAGTCGATGAAGAATTTAAAATCAGTTATAACTTTTTAAAAGGTGAAGGAATTCCGTTAAGTGAAATTGCCATTACGGAATTAGGAGAGTTTTGTGATTCGTTTGGTAGCGAATTAATTAAACATGCTGCTCACAAAGCTATTGATGAAAATAAGCCAAAATGGAATTACATTAAGGCCATTTTGAAAAGCTGGGAAAAGCAAAAAGTAAAAACATTAGATGATGTTGCTGCATTAGATAGACGCTTTGAAATGAGTAAGAACAAGCGATTGAATGGTTCGGGACCTGGTCGTTCAAATAGAAAAGAAATTGTTCCAGAATGGTTACGTGAAGATGTTGAGCCAACTAAAAAAGAAATCGAAAAGCAAAACTCGCAATCTATTGATGAAGAGCGTGAGAGATTGCAAGAAGTGCTAAACAAATATAAATCATAGGAGCGATTTACATGTTAAATCCATTTGAAGATGTAATTGGTGAAGAGTGTTATGAATGCGAAAATCCTTTTCCTGAGTCTGATATGAGTAAAATATATATTTCTGGTTTGGAAAGAACTTTATGCAAGCAGTGTAGAGAGCAGCTTGAACAGAGAGTAAAAGTGTTAGATTTTCGTGTCATTCATGATGTTCTAAAGGAATTGATAAAAGGATTTGGCCGAGAGAAAGTCCGTCAATTTGATTTAGTAACTGCAAAAAGATACGTGATTGACAACGAAGTAAATCTAACGATTGAAAAACGTGGTGGCAAGTTCAATCAAGAACTTTTAGGTGAATTTGTTTCCTTATCTACTGAAGAGTTAATCACAGTCATCGAATTTTTAATGAGAAAAATGAATCCTAATCTATGGATGAATGCTGTGATAGGGAACGTGTTAGAGCAACGAATGATTATTACACTTTCACCGATAGAAGGTGAGTTAAATGACTGAACAAATTACAATGGATCATGATTTTATTTATGAGCCACTAATAGATACATACATGGTGGATATTATTACAGAATCAGGATTTAAATTAGAATTTTGTGAAGCTGAAACGAAAGAAGAAGCGGCATTAAAAATTCGTGAAAAATATCGTAAGAATTATAGTTTTAAGATTCGTAGTATTGAAGTTTCGAATAGATCGTTAAAAGAAATTTAAGAACTTAACTAACAATTGAATAGGAGAAGATATTTATGTGGAATCCATATGATTATTATATAACTCCAGAAGAATACGAAGTAGCAGAAAAGAATGGGATAAGACGAAAATCATTAGAGTATAGGATACGAAGAGGATGTTGGGATAAAGAAAAAGCAATCACAATACCTACTCAAAAAGAGCCATCAGAATGGACGGAAATTAAAAATATTAGTTTAAAGAATGGAATCAGTAGGCAAACATTTTCCGCTAGGAGAAAAAGAGGATGGAGTTTAGTTGATGCTATAACAATCCCACCACTTACTCAGGATGAAATAATAGCAAGAGCGAAAGAGAATAATCCTCAAAAGGCGCCTACTTTTACTGAAGAACAGGTGAAACGTGCTGAGGAGAATGGAATAAGTTATAAAACTTTATATGATCGTGTGAAGAGATATAAATGGGATTTAGAAGAGGCAATTTCAACACCAATTTTGTCAGCATCTGAGCGTGGAAGAAAGGGAAAAGAAAGATCTTATTGGTCCAAGATAGTTATTCCATCGAGAGAAGAACGAATGAAGCACAGGAAGTTAACTTATATAGCAAATTAGTTTGAATTCATAAATCTTTAATTAAGGAGAGATAGGAAATGAATTTACAAATTGATGAAAAGAAAGTAACTGCTGGTCAATGGGTTGTATGCGAATTAAAGGATAACAAAGTTATTACACAAGTGAAACGAGTGATTAAAGATACATTTAACAACAAAGTAGAGTTATGGGGAACATGGGGATGTGAAGGAGCGATACATGGTGATTGGGCTACAATCATGCAAATAAATGTAGATATGCAACAGTAGAAGAGATCAACAAAGAAAGTTTAAGACGTGTATTTGCTCAAAAGGGACGTAAGCCGAATGAGTATCGTTCTGGTGATGTTGTAACTGATGATGTGTATGCATCTCGTGTTTTACACGTAATAGCCGATAGAGCGACTGTACAAATTATGAACTCGCATCAAATATATGAGGTTGTGGTAGAGAATTTAGAAATTCTATTCTTTGCTGAAGATATGGCTGGTTAAATCATGGGATTTGTAGTTTCAATATTCTGTATATTGGTGGTTATGATTGTCTTCAGATTGGTAGGTAAGGTTAACAAAAGAAATCGTTCAGATAAATAAATTTCAAGAGTAGGAGAGAAATTACATGGAAAATCGATTTATAGATTTAACAGAACTATTCCAAATGCAAAGGGTTTTAGATAAGGATATCATAGCGAAGTATAAAGAAAATTATGCTCGCTATGACATGCTGTATAACAAGGTTTATGCACTAAAAAATGAAGTGAATGAAGCCTGGAATGCAACAAATTCTTTTAAAATGTGGTCCGAAAAATTTGAGCAACCTAAAGATACATTTTTAGAAGAAATGGTTGATATTTTACACTTTTGGTTGTCAATTGCTATGGACTTTAAAATTAAAAATCTTCTTCGAACAATTTATATTACAGAAACTAAAATTAACGGATTTAATAAAGCGTTCTTCCATATGGACAAGAACGTAAATCATCTTATTGGAAAAGCCGAATACAAGGACTCTATTGGTGCAAAAAGACCTTTGATAATGATGATGGATTTATTCTATAAAATTATCGAATTTGCAGGTTTTACATGGGATGACGTTGTGAGATTGTATAAAGAAAAAAATCAGGAAAACTTTAATCGTCTTGTTAGCGGATATTAAGACCAAATTTGAATTTTGTATGAAAACGGAGGGAATATGGATGAAGAAACAAAGATGGAGACTTACAAAAGTGAAAAAGTGCGATATTTGCGGGAATAAAGTAGATGTCAGTAAATTATATGGAATAAATTATTGGACATATAAGAATAGACCACTATATCGATGCTTTGATTGCGTTAGCATAGGTTTTTAAAACTAAACAAAAGCGTTATTTGAACGTAATCGACACGTTTCGACATATAAATGACCGTCAGAATCATAGTAATTTGAAGTTTTATTTCTTTCTTAATCCAAATTAGGTGTGCAAGCGTTAAAACGTCTTAGAAAGGAAAATAAACGTGTTTTATGAAATTTGTTGTTTTTTAATAGAAAGTAGGTGAATCATCATTTGTTTGACTGGCTGAAAGACTATCAGAAATTAGAAGAAGACATTGAGTACTTAGATTACAACTTAGATAAAACAAAGGCTGAATTAAAACGCTGGGTTAGTGGTGATTTGCGAGAGGTACGTTTAACTGCTGAATCGGAAGGTGCAAAAGTAGAAGAACGTATTGAAACAATTGAATATGAATTAGCACATAAGATGAATGCAATGCATGATTTATTGAAATTGATTAGTAAGTTCAAAGGATTAGAAAATAAATTGTTAAAAATGAAGTATGTGGATGGAATGACATTAGAAGAAATAGCCGAGGATATGAATTACAGTTCTAGTTATATCTATAAGAAACATGCTGAAATAATAAGGAGAATAAAGTTCGCTGAAGAACTTGCACTTTACTGACACCCAGTTTTATGAATGTTAACTCTTGAAGATATAGATTATAGTAATAACATAAGATTTTGACGAAAGGGCAACTGAATGGTATATAGAATTTTTATGCTGGATTACCTTACATCTTTGTAAGAGTTATGTAAGGAAAAAATATAAGTCCTACTTATATTTTCGACATCACCATATGTCCATTAAAATGTTCAATAAGTCGTCATGACTTGCATTCAAACAAATTTAGGTAGGGTGAATTTCTAAAGAGAACTTTTATAGATGGCAATCTATATGAATTAATAGTAGTTTGTTAATAAAGAATCTAGCAATTGAAGGGAGATAAAAATGATTTTGAAAAAACGGATACTACATGCATTTATAGTATGTGCCAGTTTTATATCGATACTAGCAGTACCTATTAACACTTCAGCAGAGACTACTACGAATCGACAGTGTCATTCTACAAATCCATTGGATTTTCAGTCAGTATGTAAATCAGAAGCTACAGCTTGGGGAAACGAATTATTTAACCTTTGGAATAAGCTCACTCCAAGAGTAGAAAAAGATGTAGTAAGGGGATATACAGCGGCGGATTATCACATCATTAATGGATATCTGCGTTCTGATTATTTTAATGTTCTAGATCAAGAAAAAGTGGAGAAAGGTATTAAATTGATGGATCGCGCTTTTTCCAGGGTAAGACTACATGATGATATGATAGTTTATCGTCGAGTAAGCGAAAGAGCATTTGGATTGTCAGAGGGTTCGTTAGTTACAAGTGATATAAAAGAGAATGATTCTTTAGTTAACATTAATTCGAAGATAGATATGGGGAATTTTGAAACCTTTAAAAATATGTTTCAAGGAAAATACAAAAAAGATCCGACATATATAAGTACTAGCATCGTTAAAGATGCAGCAGAAGGATTTAGAGATTTACCTATTTTATTGAAAATTCATATTCCTAAAGGAGTTCCAGCTATATATGTAGATCCTATAAGTAATGTTCCTGGAGAAATGGAATTACTTTTACCAAGGAATAGAACCTACAAGGTCACAAATATATCACCAGTAATTGAAAAAGATAGGGAATATATAATGTTAGATGTTGAAATTTTAGATATACCATCTAATTATCGAAATAGACGTGCTGTTGACATAAAATATGAGGACCGTTTACCATCTCTATCAAAATAGACTAAGTTATTTTTAAAAATGAAATATATAAGTTCTATATATTGTAGACATAAATATAGAAGTTCCGATAAAGCTTTTAACATTGGTTTATGAGGTCTAAAATTACAAGATAATTTTGATTGAAAAAAATCTAATTAGATTTTTAGTCATGTTAAATTATTAAGCGGAACTTATGTGGTAATTATGAGGGAATATTATAATGTGCATTGGAAAGCGCTCGTGACAACGGGTGCTTTTCTTATTTTACGAGGGGCGAAGAAACATGTTGTTTTTCAAAAGAAAGAAGAATAAGAACCAGAATAAGGAAATGACTAAAAGTAATGTGAAAAGAAATAATGAGAGTACAATGAATGATTGGTTGATTCACAATACGACAACATCAAGTGCAATCAACTCCAGTTCGGACTACAGTGGCAATGATCATAATAATCATTCGTCTTCGTGTTCGTCGCATGATTCGGGAAGTTCATTTGATAGTTCGTCAAGTTGTGACTAAGTAGCGGAGAGGATAATTTTTTATTTTGGAGGCGGATGAAGGATGGATATAACCGAATTAACTAAACGAGAACAAGCGGTTGCAATTGGTACATTCATTTTAATGTTAAGACAGGATCTTGTAAATGAACGCATCGATAAAAAGAAATTAGAAAGTGTACTTCCTATCTTCAATGAAATGCAAGATAATACAACACTAAAGCAAAGAAGAGAAGCGATGATCATTTTACTTGATAAAATAATGGATGAATTTCTGAAGGGATAATAAAAAGCACAGCCGTATCATGCATGGAAGATGATACGGCTGTGTCAGGATGAATGCAGTGAAATGAAATGTTCCATTACACGCTTAGGGTACTTTTACTATAACTGAAAAGAAATAAAAGTGAAATCTTAAAAAATTCCGGTGCCAACGGTAAAATGAGAGGGGTTAAGTGGTGAAAAAAGTAAGGGGTGAGGATAGATGCAATTAACTAAGCTTGAGAAAGCAATTGCAATTAGTACACTTATACATTCGGTTGGGGTAGATGATATTGAAGAGTATGTAGATGTAGAGAAGTTGCCAATCTTAATTGAAGTGATAGAGGGATTTCATAACAATCTAACACCAGCAGTAAAGAAAGAAGCCGATATAAGTTTAATGAACAAACTAATAGACGATCTATTAAGAAGTAAAAGGGTACAAAAGATTGTACAGTTTAGATGTAAAGTATGTGGATATACGGAACAGTATAGTGAACGAATAGCAAAATCAAAGGATGGATTACGCTGTAAGTGGTGTGTAGATGGTGGTGTAATGTGTAATGAAGGAATACAAAACCAAACAGCAGAAGCGTAAGTTCTATGACAGTGGTGAGTGGAAGAGTATACGTGAACAAGTAAAGAAGAGGGACAATTATGAATGTCAAGAGTGTAAGCGTAACGGTCGTGTTCAAACGGATACCAATGAGTACAGTGAGAGCGCAAAGCGTAAGAAGATTCAACTCGTTGTCCATCATATAAAAGAATTAGAACATCATCCTAATCTCGCATTAGATATAAACAATCTTGAAACAATCTGTGTAAATTGCCATAACAAAGAACATGGAAGAGTTTACGAAAAGAAACAAAATAAATGGGAACATGATGAGAAATGGTGAAGATTTTGTTTACGAGAATTTTTTCGATTAAGGTCACACGGAGAAAAATGAGAGAAAAGAATCAACATACTTTTGATTTTTGCAAAGGGAATTTTGAAAATATATAAAGAGAAACAAGTTTGGTATGCTAGTTAAGAATTATTTGTTGTTTAATTCTAAATCATAATGATAAGGGGGAGAAATTATGTGGCATGTTTCGTTTAGGGATTACTGGAAAGTTATATTTGGTTAAGTTTGATTTGTTATTACTAGCAAAGATAGTTTAGCTTGCCTTCAAAACTTAGCAATTTTCACTTTACATAACAATAGAATTGGAGGGGATATTATGATTCACATGCCTGAACTTTGTTATTGGTGCGCAAGACTTATGAGGTTTTAGAATTAAATAAAAAGATAAAACAAAGTCCACCGATTGGTTGGGCTTTGTTTTGTGTATCCCCCGGTCTGGAATTTCCCCTTTTTTTCGTCTAAGGGGCACCGGAGGAGGGGGTCGATTTTTCAAATTTATAACCAAATTCGCGCGTTATATCAAATTGGAAAACGATGTAAATCAGAAGGGAGGGATATTGTGGCTAGAGTAAAGCGTGAAACAATGAGGAAAAGGATTGAAAAGGATCTAACAAACCAATTGAAAGAAAAGAAAATTGTAGGTAATCATTATACTGACTTAATTCAAGACTATTTATCGTTGTGGGATTTAAAGTGTATTCTTGTTGACGATATTGAAGAAACAGGAATAAAAGTATCTGGCATGCATGGTCCGAAATCCAATCCTTCTATTAATGATTTACACAAAACAAATGATCGAATGATAAAGATTTTAGATGCACTTGGATTAGAAGCATCTGCAGAAGAAAAGAAAGTTCCTTCAAAACCTGTGCGCTCAGTTAAAGATTTAACATGATTCAAAATAAATATGTCACTGAATATATTGAAATGTATCGCGCAGGGAAAATTAAGTTGAATAAAGAGCGCATAATGCTAATTGAGTACCTGGAGAAATACATCTTAATACGCGATGATTTGTATTTTGATAATGAAATGCATGAGGACTATATAAAATTCACTGAGAAATGGTACTTTGAATTGCAAGCATTCCAAAAGTTCCTAACAGCATTTGTTTTTCTTTTTTATAAAGAAGATGATTCTGTTTTCTATGAGCAATTTTTAATTATGATGGCTCGTGGTGGTGGTAAAAACGGTTTAATTTCATCATTATGCCATTTCTTTATTAGTCCGCTGCACGGAATAGATCGATACAATGTTTCAATTGTGGCGAACAACGAGAAGCAGGCTAAAGTTTCTTTTCGAGAAGTCTATGATGCTATTAAAGGAAAAGAAATACTAGAGGATATGTTTTATCGAACTAAGGTAGAGATACTGAGTAATGATACGCAAAGCATTATGCAATATCATACATCTAATGCTGGTTCTAAGGATGGACTTCGTGACGGTTGTGTTATTTACGATGAAATACATCGATATGAAAACTTTGATGTAGTAAATGTGTTCTCTAGTGGACTTGGAAAAGTACCAAATGCTAGAGAATTTTTTATTGGTACAGATGGCTTTGTTCGCGACGGATTCCTAGATAAAACAAAAGAGCGAGCGATGAACATTCTAAAGGGAAAAGATTTGGAAGATCCATTATTTCCTTTCATTTGCAAAATAGATAATCCAGAAGAAATTGATAATCCTGATGTATGGGAAAAAGCGAATCCGATGTTTAGCGAGCCGAGAAGTTCTTATGCTAAACAATTATTTAAAAAGGTATTAACTCAATATAAACAATTAGAAAATAATCCTTCAAACCGTGAAGAATTTATAACAAAACGTATGAATTACCCTGAAACAGATTTAACAAAGTCTGTCGCTTCATGGGAAGAAATCATGCGTACTGGTTTTGAAGAAGATGGAGAAACGCTCAGAGAAGTTCCAGATTTAAAACATAAAGTAGCTGTAGGCGGTCTCGACTTCGCCAGCATCAAAGACTTCGCGGCAGTCGGCTTGCTATTTAAGCATGGTGAAGATTATATATGGAAAGGTCATTCATTTGTACGTAAAGGATTCTTGGACAAGGTGAAATTAAAAGCGCCTATTTATGAATGGGCTGAAAATGGCTTACTAACTATTGTGGATGAGCCGGTTATTAATATCTCTCATATTGTGGATTGGTTTGTAAAAATGCGTGAGATATACGGATTTAACACAATAGTAGCTGATACATTCCGTCTTGATCTTGTTAAAACAGCACTTGAAGCTGAAGGTTTCATATTGTTATACATCCGTAACCCAAAAGCTATTCATTCTTTATTAGCGCCAAGGGTAGAAACGTTATTTGCAAACAATCGTATTATTTTTGGTGATAATCCATTAATGCGTTGGTACACCAATAACGTCTACGTCCACATCAAAAAAGACGGCAACAAAGAATATTTGAAGAAAGATGAATTTAAGAGAAAAACAGATGGATTCCAAGCCTTTATCCATGCATTATGGCAAGCGGATAGCATTCTTGTGGATGAATTCGACTTTATGTTAGATGGTATTAAATTCTAATAAGGGGGTGATAATCATTGGATGGCTAGATGCAGTATTTAAAAGAAATAGTGAAGTAGGATTTATGTTTGATGTGGAAATGTTTATTGAGAAAGCCAATAGAGTACACATGAAGCGACTGGCGGTTGATACCTGTATATCCTTTTTAGGAAGAACAATTAGTCAGTCAGAATTTAGAGTGAAAAATGGTGAAGAATTTGAAAAGGATGAGCTTTACTATCGATTAAATGTTAGGCCTAATAAGAATATGACAGCAAGTACCTTTTGGGAGAGTTTCATTTACAAACTTATTTATGATAATGAAGCTTTGATTATTCAAGCGGATGATGGTGATCTACTTATTGCTGATGACTTTGAACATAATGAATATGCTGTGTTTGAAGATACTTTTACAAATGTCACCGTAAAAGATTATCAGTTTAAGCGAAGTTTTAAACAAAGTGAAGTCATTCATTTAAGATACAGGAATGATAAGTTATCACCTCTTATCGATGGTTTGTTTACTGATTATGGTGATTTATTCGGTAGAATATTAAGTTCTCAAAAACGTAAGAATCAAATTCGCGGAACAGTTGATATGGATATGCTTGCCGCAAAGAGTAAAGAACATCAAACGAAGCTTCAAGAATTCATTGATAACATGTATAAAGCGATTGGAGAAAAAGACGTTGCTATTATTCCACAACAACCAGGTTTTAAGTATGCTGAAACATCTGGCGGAGGGAATTCTGGTCAGAGTGTGGAGGAAATCAATAAAGTAACGAATGGCTTCTTAAATCAAGTAGCAATGGCTTTTGGTATTCCGACTGCTTTGATATATGGCGAGATGGCTGATGTGGAGAAGCAAACGAAAAATTATATGCTTTTCACAGTGAACCCTTTATTAAAAAAGATTTCTGATGAAGCAAACGTTAAATTTTTTGAAGAAGAAGAGTATCTTTCAGGTCAAAAAATTGAAGTTAAAGCTGTTTCTTATCAAAGTATATTTGATCTTGCGACAAGCATCGATAAACTCATTTCTTCAAGTGCATTTACAGGGAATGAGATTCGATTAGAAGTAGGATATGAAGTTTCTGATGATCCTAACTTAAATACACATCATATTACGAAAAACTATACGAAACTAACTGAATCTGAAGGAGGTGAGAATACAAATGACGGTGAAAATTGACGTTAAAGGACCAATTATTTCGAATGATGAAGCTTGGATTTATGATTGGTTTGAAATGGATGCTACAAGCCCAGGTAAGATTACAAAACAACTGGATAACGCAAATAGTGAGGATTTAATTGTATCAATCAATAGTCCTGGTGGTTATGTAGATGAGGGTTCGGAAATTTACACAGCATTAAAAAATTACCCTGGTCATGTAGAAGTTCAAATTGTTGGTTTGGCAGCAAGTGCAGCTTCTGTAATTGCGATGGCTGGTGATAAAGTTCGCATTTCTCCAACAGCAAAAATCATGATTCACAACGCTGCAAAGTGGCATGGTGGAGATCATCGTGACATGGAAAAGGCAGCCAAGATGTTAAAAATAACCGATCGAGCAATTGTAAATGCCTATGTCATTAAAAGTGGTAAATCTGAGGAAGAACTACTTAACATGATGGCTGAAGAAACTTGGATGGGTCCGCAACAAGCATTAGAAAACAATTTCGCGGATGAAATCATGTTTATGGAGAATCCAGTTAAAATGACAGCTTCAACGGCTACTGCTGCCATGCTTCCGCAGAAAGTAATCGATGGCTTTAGAAATGGAACCATGAACAAAGGCCAAGGAATTACAAAAGAAGATTTAAATGCAGCATTATCAGGATTAAAAAATGAAATCCTGAATGATTTACAAAACAATATAGAAGAACAACCAAAGGAGCCGAATCCTAAACCTGTAAAAAACAGTGGGATTAAAGGGCTCCTTTTAAAATTATAAAAAACGGGGGAAACACATAATGGTTATTAAATTTAATAAATCTGAAGCATTTAATAAGGCAAAAGCAAAATTGACGGATACTTTAACTAACGCGGAAAGTACAGAACAAGAACAAACGTCAGCGTTTGAAGGTTTCTTTGATGCACTACAAACAGATGTAGCAAATACAGTTCGTGAACAAGTAAATAACGATATGCTTGATCGTTCAATTTTACAGCAACGTGGTCAAAATGTTTTAACTTCATCAGAAACAAAATTCTTTAATGCAGTTGTTAAAGAAGGTGGATTTACAGATGGCTCAATCCTTCCTGTAACGACGCAAGAGCGTGTGTTTGAAGATTTAGTTACGGAACATCCCTTATTAGCTGAAATTGGTTTGCAGGACTTAGGAGCAGTTACGAAGTTTATTTACTCTGATGCAACGAAGGCGTATGTATGGGGCGAATTATTCGGGGAAATCCGTGGACAAATTGATGCTATCTTCAAACAAGAAAAAATTGGCCAACTTAAATTAACTGCATTTGCAGCAATTCCGAATGATATGAAGGAACTTGGGCCGGAATGGATTGAACGCTATGTTCGAACTGTTTTAGTAGAAACATATTCTGTTGGTCTAGAATTTGGTTTTATTAATGGTGGAGGATCTGTAGCACATCAACCAGTTGGTTTAATGAAAGATGTAAATCCAGAAACAGGCGCTGTTACTGATAAAAAATCTTCTGGCAAATTAACATTTGCTCCGTCTGATAAAGGGGAAATTGTAGCAGGCGAACTTTATGAAGTAGTAAAAGCTTTATCTGTTGATGCGAAAGGGAAATCCAGAAAAGTATTAAATAAAATTGTAATGGTAGTTAACCCGATTGATGCGATTGGCGTACAAGCACGTAATACAATCCAGACCGCAACAGGTCAATGGGTAATGGCATTGCCTTATAACATTAAACCTGTCGAGTGTGAGGAAGTTCCTGTTGGTAAAGCATTATTCTTTGTAAAAGGACAATATATTGCTGCAATCGCAGGTGGATACAAGCTAAAAGAATTTGATCAAACATTAGCTTTCGAAGATGCTACACTTTATACAATCAAACAGTTTGCTAATGGTAAACCAAAAGATAATAAAGCAGCGCTTGTATATGACTTAAAGATTTCTTTCACACCACCGACAACTCCAGAAACTAAATAAGGAATGATGTGAATGGATAAAACAACAATTTCAACTGAAATATTACAGCAATTCAAAGACAGGATGCACTTGGGTGATGATGAAGATGATAACCTGAGACGCATCCTTTTTGCATCCAATGAAGCTTTAATAAAAGTGTGTGGATCGTATGACATAAACAAAGATGAGACGTTCAAAGAATTAGTTTTTGAACGTTCTCGTTATGTTTATAACGATGCGCTTGAGTATTTTACTAAGAATTTTTTAACCGAAATTAATAGTTTAAGCATCGATAAAGCTTTAGAAGAAATTAAGTTGGGCGGTGATTAATATGCGTCCTTTCCAATACAAGAAACCACTGAATACAGGTGATTGTAGAAATCGAATTATCATTGAACAACCTGAAGTAATAAAAGATGAGATAAATCAAGAAGTTGAAACAGGGAATTGGCAAGAAGTTAAAAGAGCATGGGCAATGATAAAAACGGTAAAAGGTTCGGAGTACATTGAAGCTTCGGCTTCACAGTCCACACGAATTTATCGGTTTGTTATTCCTTATACAACAGGTATTACAGAATTAATGCGAATTAAAAGGAAGAATCGTATCTTTGACATTATCGAACCGCCAATGAATGATGATGAAATGTATCAAACATTGACTATTATCGCAAAGGAGCATGTTTAATATGAACGATTTTGCGAGTGAACTTGCTAGAGAATTACAAAGATATGCAAATGTTGTGGAAGAAGAATTACTGACAGCGCAAGAAGAAGTTGCTGATGTTGCTGTGAATAAATTAAAGCAGAAAAGTCCTAAAAAAACAGGTGCTTATCGTAAAGGGTGGCGTAAGAAAAAAGAAGGTAATAGCGTTGTTGTCCACAATACAAAAGGGCAACTAACGCATCTTTTGGAAAATGGCCATGCAAAGGCTGGTGGTGGAAGAGTTCCGGCTAAGATACATATTCGTCCAGTTGAAGGGTATGTAATTAATGAATTACCAAGACAGATTGAAAGGGCGCTTGGATAATGACATTAGGTGAATTAACAAAAGTTCTTGAAGCTACAGGTTATCCTGTGGCTTATTCTCATTTTACAGCGACACCAACTAAGCCAGTTCCAGCGCCACCTTATATTTGTTTTCTTGTGGACGGATCAGCGAATTTAATGGCTGATAACAAGGTTTATCACAAGATAAATGATTTAAATATAGAGCTTTATACAACTAAAAAAGATTTAGTTGCAGAAGCAAAACTTGAAAAGGTCCTGGACGATCATGAGATACCTTATGACTCGTATGGGACTTTTATTGAATCTGAAAAAATGTATCAAAAAAATTATGAAACGAGGTTGATGTAGGTGAATAAAGAAAATAAAGTTACGTTTGGTCTGAAGAATGTACATTATGTTCCATATGATATTCAAGACTTTTTAGTGAAATTTGGTACACCAATTCCACTACCCGGTGGAGTTGAATTAACTTTTGAACCACGTGGTGATTTAATTGAATTCTATGCGGATGACATGCTTTATTACGCAGCAAGTAATAACCAAGGTTATGATGGAACGTTATCTATTGCGACTATTCCGGAACAATTCGCTATTGATGCATTAGGCGAACAGTTAGATGAAACAGACGGTGTATTAAATGAGTTAGCTGATGCCAAAGGAAAATCATTTGCATTACTATTTGAATTTGATGGCGATGTGAACGCAACTCGACACGTTATGTATAACTGTGCAGCGAGTCGTCCGACAATCGCATCTAAAACAAAAACAAATTCAGCCGAACCAAATACAAATGAATTGAAGTTTGTTTCTAGTCCAATTGTTTTAGCGCCTGGCGGAAGACCAATGGTTAAAACAAAAACAACTTCTAAAACGACTCAAGCAATTTACGATAACTGGTATAAAGAAGTGTACGTTAAAAAACCAGCAGCACCAAAGGGAGCGTAAGTAAATGGAAAAGACAATTACAATAGACGGAAAACAAGTCAGATTAAAAGCTACAGCAGCTACGGTTAAACGGTATAAAGCGCAATTCAGACGTAATTTATTTGCAGATTTGATGGGGTTAGGGGCAATTAATGCTTTAGCTTCATCAAATGGGGCAGAACAACCTATTGATATGTCTAATGTCGATATGAGTAAAGTAGATTTTGAACTTATTTATGACTTAACGTGGTTATACGCTAAAACGGCTGATCCTAATATTCCTGATCCTATGACGTGGCTAGATGAATTTGAAGAATTCCCAATTGAAGAAATTATGCCTGCGGTCATGGAATTAGTTCAGGTTACTATGGGAGCAAAAAAAAAATAAAGAAAAATAATGGAGAGCAAGGGACATTCAGTGATGAGGAATTTACTACTGAACTGTTCCTTGCTCTTTGTTATAAAGCGAAATTAACAAGCTGGGATTTAGAAGATATGACAATTGGTGATTGTTTTGATTACATTGCTGAATTCGCTGAGCTAGAGAATCCAGATAAAGAAAAAGTTAGAAAAGCAAATCAAAAAGACTTCGATTCATTCTAAGAAAGGGGGTGAGAAAATGGCAGGGAGAATTAAAGGGATTACGATAGAAATTGGTGGTAATACTCAGCCGTTACAAAATGCTTTAAAAGATGTAAATAAACAAAGTGATGCTTTGGCTAAAGAATTAAAAGATGTCGAGCGTTTGTTAAAGTTTGATCCAGGTAATGTGGAAGCATTAGCACAAAAACAACAGTTACTTACACAACAGATTGAAAATACAACACAAAAGCTAGATAAACTGAAAGCAGCGGAGCAACAAGTACAAGCTCAATTTCAAAACGGTAAAATTTCTGAAGAACAATATCGTGCATTCAGGCGTGAAATTGAATTTACAGAAGGATCGCTTAATGGTCTGAAAAATAAACTTGGAAACATGAAAGCTGAGCAAGAGAATGTAGCGAATTCTACAAGACAATTAGAAACATTGTTTAGAGCTACAGGAAAAAGCGTTGATGATTTTGCAGGAGCATTAGGAAATCGTCTTGTGAATGCAATTCG